TCATCATCAAAGACCGCTGGCGTCAATGGCTGTCTTGTAGTTAGTTTTTTTTGCATTGTCTAGCCTTTCTATTGCGTCCTTTTTAACAAAGTTCATAAGTGTTCTTTTAAAATCTGCATACTTTTTATTTTTTGAATAACAATAATTAACAACACTATCCCATTCATTTAAGACAAAGCTTATAGGAACTCCATATTTCTTTGCTACTTCCTCAAAGTCTGCTTGTGTTAATTCATCTTCTTTAGGGAATCTTAATTTATTTGATTTTTTATTTTCTTTTATACTATTTTCTTTATTCTTTCCTTTCCTTTCCTTTCCTTTAGCATAAGCCTCCCCAGTGGGGTGGCTAATGGGGTGGCTATTTTTTTGTCTGGTAGACCAACGGGCTTTTGCACCTTTCTTTCCAGCTCTTTGTAATTTTTGTCTAAACTCTAAATGTTCTTGCATTCTTTTGCTTGTAAATAGGTTTTTCTCAAGTATAAAAAGATTTAACTCAATACATTTATCAATTATGGCTGATAACTTGTCTTTAGCTATGTTATAGCCAAGTGATAGCCCCCCTATAGCCTCCTTATTAAGGTAGCCATTACTAGTTTCACTCATACTTTCTAACAACATAAAATAAATAGCGTATGCTTCATTCCCAAACTCACATCTAAGCTCAAGTATCTTTTCATCATTTCTAGCGTTACTATCGTGTTGAAAATAAAAATTATTTTTCATATTCATCCTTTATAACCATACTTCCAAAAGTATCTAAATAGATAGCCAGGTGCTCATCTGTAAAGTTTGGAACAGCAATCCAACCGTCGCCATTACAAGCGTGGCAAGTTTTTTGTTTATTAATTGCAGTAGTTCCAAGACCACCACTAACTGTGATAATTCCAGAACCACCACAAACTACACATTTTTCTGCGTGATTCATTGGAATCACTTTCATTATTTTTATATTTGATGACATTTTGTCAACTTTCTTGTTCCTTAAAACAGCCTTCTTGGTGAACAACGACGAATACCAAGAGGGCTGATTTAAAGACTGAATATCTTTTTATTGGAATATCGTTGTTGCTTTCATAAATTAAATATATATTGTTTTAAAATTTAAGTCAAACGCAGTTTACTCGTTTCCATACATTCTAGTTTTTAATTCTTTAAAGGAGGTAAATAGGGCTTTGGGATCAACCAGTAGATTACCAGCCCAGTATTCATCAACTTCTTCGGGGATTTTGCCATCATCATCAAACTCAAAATAAAAGATACGACCATTTTTAATAAGGTCATACCTTTGATGTCCAAGAGCAATTAGGGTTGAGGCGATGTAGATGTCTTTGGTTGAATAAGTATCCATGTTCATATTTATCTATCTATTAAGCTAGCATATTTTAAAAACTTTTGCAAGTATTAGTGTTTTGTTAAAAAATCAATCTCACTTTTTGCGGTTAAGATTTTAGCCACCCGCAACGCTTCATCAATTTGGTTTTTGTTATAAGTTATAGATTTATTAAAGCCACTACGATAATATTCCACGCTAAAGCTAAAAGATTTTAGGGTTTTTAGTTCTCTGAGTCCGTTTAAGCGAAACAAAAACGACTTTTTATGCTTCGTATGGTAAGTTGTAGCTCCACGCTGTGTTAAAGCCGATAAATGGTATCTAGGATAGGTTTTCATATGGTTATTGGTTAAACTCCCCTATGGCTAAACAACCGTAAATCCATAGGGGAATTTAATTAATAGTCATAAGTGAAGTTCGGGTCAAAGTACTGCATAGCTTCAATCAAATTATCTAAATAGCCAGTATTGCCATCAGACGCTGGTGCATAAGATTTTACAAAGTCCTCTAGTTTTTGAGAATTTCTAAAATCTTCATAATAAGGCATTCTTTCGCCAATTCCAGTCAATGCTTTTTCAACCGACTCTGCTTGGCTTTGTGGCACAAAATTACCATAAGCACTCCAGTTTAAGAGATTTTGAGGATTTTCAACATTTTTTGGTCTTGTGATGTTTTGTCCAGCTCCAGTTTCTATAATTGCTAGGGCTGGTAATAAATATGGATATTTTTCATATATTTCGTATCTACTTGGTGCAGAAGCCATTACTTTTACTGCTTCGGCACTAGGTGTTGCATTATAATTTCCATAACCCTCTAAAAATTTGTTGTAGTATTCTTCTTCTGTTGGGGTTGGAGTTGGAGTTGGAGTTGGAATGTTGGTTGGGATATTGATTGGAGTTGGTTCTTGGACTTGATTGAAAGATTGCTCTTGATTTTGTTTTGGTGAAAATCTATTTTTGATTGACTCCCAAGCCGAGCTTATTAAATTTCCTAAATAATCTTTTACCATATTTAAATTATATAAAATTTGTTAATTGTTTGTCTTTTAGAGTTGTTTGTAGATTTGTGATTGCTTGCCAACCTCTCTGATATAGTATGTTGAGCCATTGTAGTTTATTTGAACAAAATGAGTGGGTAAAATCCTTTTTAATTCACTTTTTAATAGCACCTGATAAAGTATTTCTCCCCAAATAAATAAACTAACAGGTTTATTACTAAATGGTTTGACAGCATAAAGATCGTTTAAGTTGCAGTTAGTTAGTTTTTTAAGAGCTTTGGCTCTTTTTGATGCTCCGATAAAGTAATCGGTCGAGCTGTATTTTTCTTTGAGTTTCGCTATCTTTGTATCCATAAGATTTACTCCCAAAATGATAAACGTATTCACTAGTTATTCTACCAATTTTTCCTTGAATTCGGTCGGCATATTCATCATCTCCATACCAGATTTTAAAATCTTCATTAAATTTGCCAAACTGTTTGACACAATCCTTTTTAAGGTAAAAAGCAAACCCAGTTAGCCAGTCAGTATCTTTGATGGTTAAATTGGGTTTGCCATACCATTTGAAATAAGATGAGATTGTATCGGCACTATAAGCCCGATTTGGACAAGCAAAAGTATAGGCTAAATGGTTACTCTTGGCTCTTTTAAGTGAGCTAATAGCAGTTTGAGAAAATAAAACATCATCATTAATAATTAAAACACCTTCTTGATTATTTTCTAACATACAATCAATGCCTGCGTTCCAAGACTGATAAAGTTCTAACCCACTAGTTTCTACTAGCATAATTGAACGATGGGTATTGAACATTTTAGCAATAGCAAATCCAGACTTATTCACAGAGTTATCCACAATATAAAAAATATCATTTTCATTAAGTTGTGGCTGTAGGTTAATTAATAGGGCAGTTAAACCCAGTTGATTGCTAAAGTGTGGAATAGTAACTACCATTGATATCCTAAAGTAATTAAACGATCTTTATTAAGATAAATATAGACCCTTTTAAGAGCGTTAAATGTCTCAAAATCGTCAGTCATTGTTTGAAACTTGTATTTTCCAGTTGGTAGTCCATCTTTACCAGTTTCAAGCAGTAAAATGGCTATGTCATCCACCACATAACTATTTTCTCTCATAATTTCAGCATAAGCAGATAGTTGCAGTCCTGCTTCTTGATAGATGTCTTTGCCAGTTTTTACATCAATGATGTATTGTTTATCTTTTATTTTAGCAAATATATCTAGCGTTCCAGCGATCATATGTTTATTACTAAAAATAGTTTTTTCTTGTTCAAGAATTTTAATATCAAAAGTATTCATAAAATCATAAAATGCTTGAGCATAACCCTTATAATCATCTGGTATTTTATCAATGATTTCGCCAGTTTCTTTATAGGCTTCTACAATGCTATGAATAGTTGAGCCCCTGTCTTTTGCCTTATTGCTAACCTTATATGGTGCAGACAGGGCTTCTTTTTCATCTATACTTGGGTCTTTAATCGTAGCTAAATAAACTTGCTGTCCAAACCAATATCTAAGTGATGGTTTGTCTAAAACTTTATTAATTATTTCTGTAACTGATAAGTATGCTTTGTTGTATTTAAAATAAAGCCCACCCCTACGATCTTTTACTTGGGTCATTTTTCCTTTCTAATAATGTTTTTACATATTGATATCTTATGATGTCTTTTGCATTATCTCTCATTTCATCAACCATATCGCCAGTTAATCCTTCGCTAGCTTGTCTAAAGATTTGGTCGCTGTCCTCATAAACTGCAAATGCTAAATCTGTAATAAAATCCTCCAATGCGTCATAAAAATAAAAGTTGCTGTTGATTGTGTTAATGTTAGCTTTGGTCATTGTTTGCCTTTCTATTTTTTCTAAATTACTTTTTAGTCTTTTGGCTTCTTTGATAAGTTCATCAATTTGAAAAATAGGATCATCAAACATTTTATCTAATTTGTTCATAATTCCCCCATTTCTTGAGCTAAATCCTCTTTTTCTTGCTCGGTCATTTTGTTTCTTTTATCAAAATAATTTTCCACTATTTTACAAATAACGCTTACTTGTTCGTTTTCTTTTTCTAATTGCTTGAGGGCTAGATACTCCTCTTTGCCAGATATTCCATAAAGATGTTTCATATTTTCCTTTCACTAATCATTATACATTATATTATACATTATGTCAATTGCTTTTCACATTTTCTAAATCAATTAAAAATTGTCTGCCAATTTTGATTGTTTGGTAATGACCACGTTCAATTCTTTTATAAATTGTGATGACTGGTTTTTTTAATTGTTCAGCCAGATCATTTGGTGTGATATATTGTTTGTTATTGATTTTATATGTTTTCATAATTTTCTTTCTATAGATTAATGGCTAAAATTAAAACTAATAGCCAGATTAAAAATGCTAAAATAACCCCCCTCATAATTTCCTTTCTTTGTTATACCGAACACTCTATATTTTCATTATTTTCTATAGCGTCTAAAAGAAAAAAACGAAAATCAGTTAATTTAGCCTTGAAGTATGTTTTATCAAATTTTTCCTGATCGCAGTCTGGGTAATTTTTTAGATTTTCAATAAAATCCTTACGATTGTCATCAAGATATTTTAATAATTTTTTGGCTTTTGCTACAGTAATAACGCTTTTTTTATTGATAAAACCGTCAAGATTGTGCCAATAACTCAATCCATATAGCCATATTAAGTTTGAGTTATTATAGCTATCTCTAAAATAGCCAGTTTCTTTGTCCTCTTTGATAGTGTATAGGTCTGCTCCCATATTTTCCTTTCTTATATATCTAATAATTCACGAAGCATTACTCCCCTGTCTTGTTTATAAATCCCCTCAATCTTTTTCCTGATTGTGTTTAGTTCCTCATCGTTATAAAAATAGTTCTTTAAGTAATTTATAACTTCTTGCTCTTGCTTGTCATAATCGCTGTAATCATCTCCAATAAACCAGTCATAATCCAGTTCATCGCTGTTCCAGAAGCTAAAAATATAAAATGTTTTATTCATTTTGTTCCCTTTCTTTTTTACTTATTAAAAATTAAAACACCCACAAGAGATTAATTGTCCGCCACATTTTGGACATCTTTCCATATCGCAACCCAGATGATGATAGTTGCCTTGTTTATTAATTATTCCGCAGTCGTGGCATCTTTTATTATCATCAAAATAGGTTGTATCTCTTTGATAACCTTCTATTGTTTTTACTGTGCAAGTTTTGGCTGTCGTCATTTCTTGCCCGCAATCTTGACATTTCATTTTGTCCTTTTTTTTACTTGATACTTTAATAAAATAGCGGTTAAACACCCTTGAATGTCGCTAGTGGTCATTTCATAGCTCTCATTGATCAAGTCCAGCAGTTCATCCTCAAGTTTTTCTCTGGTTTTATCTCTTTTTATCATTTTCGTCTCCTTCCTGGTCTTTTTGATCATAATTAATAAAACCTTCAAGCCCCATTGCTTCAGCCATTAATAGCTCATCGTCTGATAGTTCTATGTTATCTATGTATGCCATTTTAAGCTCCTTTTGTTTTAATTATTTAATAGATAAAAACTTTTTAATTGCTCCTGATTTTGTTCTTGCTCTAACGCTTACACGCTCATCAAAAGCGACATAACCAGATTTTAATAAGTCGCCCTGACTATTAAAAAATCCATACTGACATCTACTTGGCAATCGTTCATTGTTTTCTTTTGCTATATCACAAGCTTTATAATATCTAATCATTTCTCTTTGGTTAAAATCTTTCATTTGTAATATGTTCATAATTTTATAATCCTTTCTTTTAATAGCATTCGTACTCTATCTCATCCTCATCATCTAACCCAGCAATATCCTTTTTAAGCTGTTCTATTCTATAATCGTCTTTTTCCCATAATTTTTTATTTTTTAAGGCGTTTTTAATTGCTTTTACTCTTACAAAAACTGAGTTAATTTGTCCATCATCACAATAAAAAAATTGCGTTGAGACTTGGTTTTCTAAAAAATCTAACAAGTCCTGGTCGTGCCATAGATTAAAACTTGGTGAAGTTTCTGTTTCTTTTGTGATAACCTTATAAGCTCTTACTGACATATTTTGTCCATTTCTTTTTACTTATTAATTGTTATTTAATAATATAATCTGGTTCGCTCCAGCTTATAATTTCATTGACAAGAAAACCCGTTTTATCGCTAATATAATCAGCTAGTGCAAGCTCATCATCATCAAGTAAAGCCTCTACTCCGCTAGCGTCTAAACCCTTGATAACAATGTCCGCTTTTTTTGTTTTATTGTCATCTAGTTCTAAAATTGTTTTTACGATTATCATATTTTCCCCTTCTTTTAATAAGCCGAAAATGGCTTATTTTGATTTTGTAAATAGCTTTCACTTTCCCATTCATCATCATGATTAGTTAAATTGTGAAAATAGCGTTTTAGTGCGTCCTCCATTTTTTCCACTAAAATCGCTTTAGTATAAGGGAGGTCATTAATATCAAAATTATAATCACTAGACACTCTACCCAATATGCCACCTCCTAGATAATTTTGATATGCTACCATTTCGCAATCATCATATTTATTAGTTTTGCCTTGATTGAGTAAATCAGCAAGGTCAATTTTGATCCCTCCGCCTCTATAACCCGCTTCTAATCTAATTGTATGGCTTTCAATATAGTCAATTAATTGTTTTTTTGTCATTTTAATTACCTTTCGCATAATTAATAACTTTATTTAGTCGTTGCTCTTTTTCTGTCTCTGATAGACTATCCCAGTCTTGTGGCATTTCAAGGTTAAGTCCAGCCTTGAGCATTCTAGACTTCCAATTGTTGCTCTCTTTTTGATTTTTGCCGACAATATCCCCTAGACTTGCAATCATAGCCACCGATTTGAGCTGATCATTTGCCTTTTTTTGTTCTATCTTGCCTTGATTGTCAATCATTTTTTTGAATAGTCGCAAGTGATATTTTGAGAGCAGTTTTTCATTTTTAGCTTGAGTGTAAAGTTTTTCAATAACAGTCGCAAAATCCCAAGCCTCCCAAGTTCTGTTATAGTATCTTATTTTTGCCTCTGCTATCTCCTGCTCATTGAGATATAGCCAAGCCTTGTGACCCCAAGAATATCTGGTTTGATAAGTTTCAGCCTTTACTCTTAGGTTTTTTGTTATTTCAATTTGCATATTTTGCCCTTTCCAATAGCTCATTAAAAGCTACTAAATAGTTATATATAAGTTCTTGCGGGTTTTCACTTTCAGCAATATCTAGCGATAAGTCCCAAAAACCGCCAGCATGTTTTTCATCATCCCTATTTTGTCTTGCCTCTCTAGCAAGTTCTATATCTTTTATTAAACCTTCCATTTTTGCCCTTCTTTTTCTTTTATTTCCATATAATTTTTGCTTCGCAGCACTTAGAGATAATTGAGTCATTGTTTCTACTATATTTTTTCCATTGATTTGGATTGTTTAGCACCTTATGAGCTGGTTTTCCGCATTTAGTGCAATAAGGTTTTTTGTTTTTCATTATTGTAATTTGCATATTTGCCCCTTCTTTTTACTTTCTATCTATCACTAATAAACAAGGCGTTACTGTCTAAAACCTCAACCATTATCGCCTGCTGGTCTAGTTTATTGTTTAGCTCCCTACAGGCGTTTTTAATCTGGGTATAATCTACAACCTCGCAGACGATAGAGACTAAAATTGAAGCCTCTTTTTTGCCTTGCCATACCCCGATTAGCTCCGAGATGTTCATCCCTTCGTAATATTTAGTTAAAACCTCCAAGGCTTTTTGCGTTTCCACCTTGCCAGTTTTATTGTTTGCTCCTATGTAAAAATTGATTTTTTTCATTTTGTCTCCTTATTATGCTAACTTATAATTAAAACTCCATTTTTGACGTTCAAGTTTGAGTTCTTGCTTGGCTTTACGCTCAGCTTGTCTTATTTCCGCCAGCTCATCATTTACTGATTGCTTGTCAGCTAGCCACGCCGTAATATCTTTTTGAGGTTTTGAAAAGTTTAGTTTATTTTTCATATTCATTTATTTGTATATAAGTACCTATATAGTACACCCAATTATACAAGAATGCAAGAGGTAATTTGAAAATTGATCCAGATTATACTAGATTGAGCTAGTAGCAATTGAGAGAAAAACCTAGCAATTAATAAAATGGTATAATTAGTGTAATGATTACACTTATAGCCAAGAACAAGCACCAGAGAAAAATCAAGCTTACTAGAGGCTTGAAATCGTCTTTTTATTTCTTTAATGATCTAGATATCATCGTGTTTAATAGATTACACTAAAACTATGAGCAATAAAGGCAACCATCATACTAGAGAAACCAAGAATAAAATCTCCCTAGCTAAAACTAAACTACAAGGTAAAGAATTGCAGACTGCCATTGATAAAGGTTTAGCTTATATTGAGCAATTAAAGAATGATGATAAACAGCTCCCGACATTACAGGGTCTAGCTCTAGCTATGGGGATCAATTATACTTATTTAATTGAATTGTACGCTTCCAAGCCAGAACTAACCGAGCTAATGGATCATATTAAACTGCTTCAAGAACAATTTTTGCTGACCCGTGGCGTTAGCTCAAAATCAAACCCAGTTTTTAGTATGTTTTTACTTAAAGCTAAACATAACTACCAAGATAAACCACAAAACCTCACCCAGAATAATTTTGTCAATATCTCCCCAGATGTTCTAAAGGATGCCCTCAAGCTGATGAATGAAGAAAACCCCCCCAAGAAGTAATAATAAACAGATAACAACCTTAGATACTAGCATAGAGACTTAAAACTTATTATAGATCAGCTAGATACAAGTTATAGACCAGCTAGAGACCAGCTATAGACTATATCCCCTCCCCTCCCTTCACTCACTAAAAGCTACTAGATGTAATATGTAGCGTATTACACTGCTTAAGCTCACAAACTACTAGACTATGTTATAGGGTTATAAGATATATAAGGCTACAGGGTACAGGGGTACAGGTGTACAGGCTAACAGAGTAATCCTATAGTCCCTATGGGGTAGGGTGGGTGGGGTAGGCTTGGTTTAGGTATGGGAGTCTCAATGTTACTTAGGAAAAGGTGAGGGGGGGTACCCTCCAGATGTGCCTGTACCCTCCAGATGTGGATGACACATTTTAATTACTTACAATAATTATCATTAACTGTACCCTCCAGATGTAAGTAAGCAATCCAGATGTGTTTATACCCTCCAGACGTAGATACATTGTTTAGTTATACCCTCCAGATGTAGATGTACCCTTCAGATGCAGGTACATTATCCAGATGTAGATAATACATCCAATCTTACCCTCCAGATGTAATTACTCATTTAGTATTACCATTCAGCATCTTTACTCATTATTCTGTACATATTAAGCTCTTTTTGTTGTCTTTTTACCTATTTTTTCCTATCTGGTACCTCTGGAGGAATCTGTACAGATATTATGTACATATTGCTTATTATGTGCTATAATTAAGGTATGAAAAAGTATGGTGTATCAGAAACAAGACAGAATTTAACTTCTCTTCTTAAAGGTAATGAATTTCAAATCATTGATAAGAAAACTGGTCAGGTGCTGGCAACAGTCTTACCTCAAGGAATAAAGGATAGAGTGGAAGTTAAAGTGGAAAAACAGGAAATTGAAAATAAATACAAAAAAAATATAAAAAGGGATGTAAAGGATGCAGAAGAGTTCATCCCAGTCGGTACTCCATGTATTCATGGTCTTTTATATCATCGTGGCTGTCACTATTAGATCATAAGTAGTCAATTCATGTAAAATATTTGACATTTAAGTAATTTGTGTTCTATACTTTAATTCGTGTCAGTTTTAGAACTTACTCCAAGCCAACAAAAAAAACTTGAAAGTACTTTTAAAGAGATGAAAAAGCGGTCAATGGATGACCCTGTTTATTTTTTTGACACTTTCCTCTACACTTTTAACCCCAAACAAGAACCATTTCACTTACGGTTTAAGACTTTTCCTTTTCAAAAGAGATTAATTCGTGATTTGGTCAAAGCTATTCAAGATGGAGAAGACATCTTTATAGAGAAATGCCGAGAAATGGGGGCAACTTATACGGTTCTTGGTACCTTAATCTGGTTTTGGTTGTTTCAACCAGCTTCAAACTTTTTAATTGGTTCTCGTAAAGAAGACTATGTTGATAACCGCAGAGGTGGTGAAACAGGTAATAAAGAAGAATCTCTTTTTGGCAAGATAGATTATATGTTACAGCGACTACCAAGTTTTATGTTGCCAGAAGGTTACAACTACAATAAACATTTTAATTTTATGTCCTTAGTTAATCCAGAGAATGGTAATGTTATCTCTGGAGAGTCAGCTAATGAAAACTTTTCTAGAGGTGGTCGGTTTAAAGCAATTATGCTTGATGAATTTGCTTTCTGGAATAGCGATAGTTCGGTTTGGGGTTCAACTGCTGATACGACTAATTGTCGGATTGTTTTAACTACGCCAGGTATCAAGCCTTCAAAAGCCAAGAGGTTAAGATTTGGTAAAGACAACGAGAAAATTAAAGTGATTACTCTTTCATATAATTTAGACCCCCGTAAAAACAGTAAATGGTTAGAAGAACAAAGACAACGCCGATCAGTTGAAGATTTTAACCGAGAAATTATGATTAACTGGGAAATGTCTATTGCTGGTAGGGTTTACCCAGAAATGGACAACGCAGTAATTGGTGATTTTCCTTTTCTGTTAAACAGTCCTCTTTATTGTTCTTGGGATTTTGGACTTGATGGTACTGCTTTTATCCTTTGGCAACAAAATAAAGCTAATGGTAAGTGGCGAATCATTGACTCATACGAGAACTCTAATCAACCAATTTCGTTTTATTTACCTTTTTTTGGGTCACCCATTGATTCTAAATTTCAATATAGTGATGACGACCTCAAGGCGATTAAAGATATCTCTCAATATCCAAGAGCGATTCATTTTGGAGATCCTGATGTATCTAAAAGATCTTTAGTAACTTTAACTACTACCAGAAGTGAGTTGGCTAAAGGTGGCGTGCATGTCCAGTCCATTACTCCTAATGATTTTATCAATAGAAGAGAGATTACCAAGATTTACTTGCAAAAAGGTATAGAAATTAATATGAATCCTCGGACAGAATATTTGTATGAGTGTTTAAAGATGGCTCGTTATCCTCATCGTAAAGAAGGATCAGAAGCTACTAATGAGGTGGTCTTGCCAGTTCACGACTTTACTTCACATTATCGGACTGCCATGGAATATCATTTTATTAATATTGATGTTTTTGAAATTATGAAAGAAGATCCCCCAGCTTGGGCTGATAAAACCAGAAGTTGGCTTACTAGTAAATTTAAAATGAAAGGAAAGGCATAATGTATTCACAAACCATCATCAAAGATACGGTCAGAGAAATCAATCGTAAAATTGATGCTTTAATCATGGCATTTGGTCAAATGCAAGAAGAGTTTAAAAAAATACAAAAAGAAACCAAAGAAACCAAGAAAAAGAAATGAAATTTATTGCTAAACAAGCGATAGTCATTGGTACTAGACAAGATCGCAAAGACCAATTAAGAAATTGTTTAGAAAGTATTAAAACTAATTATCCGATTGTTGTTGTTGATTGTGGCAATTATGAACTTGGGAAAATAGAGTGGGTACTTAAATATTGTAGTTTTGATGAATTCATTTTTCTTCAAGACAGTATAGAGATTAAAGACAACCACTTATTTGATAAAGTTTTCTCTATTAAAGGTAGCGTTTCTATTTGTAATTACCCAAGAATGTTTGGTTGTTATCTAGGTAAATATAAAAGTCATATCTTAAAAAAATTAATTGATGACAACCAACTTAATTTAACCACAGTCAGTAAAATGGATGCTATTAATCTAGAGTGGATTCTTGGTGACTTATATGAGAAATATGAGAAACCATACGAATTATTTGATGATTTACAAGATAGTGATAAATTCGTCATCAAGTGGGATAAAAAAGTGATGAAAATTGAAAATGATTATCTCATTAAGTATAAATCCATTTGGAGTAAAACAATGGTAAAGGAACAATGATAGGATACACTGGTGGTTCATTTGATATACCACATTTTGGTCATTACAATTTTTTTCGTCAATGTAAAGACTTTTGTGATTACTTGGTAGTAGCACTAAATACTGATGAATTTATTGAATCTTATAAGGGAAGTAAGCCTGAATTTTCTTATAATGAGCGAATAAAAATTCTAGAAAAATGTCCTTATATTGACAAGATTATTCCAAATTTTGCTGGTGCTAATTCTAAACCAGCAATCTTAAATGTTAATCCAGATCTTATTATTATTGGTAACGATTGGCTGTCTAAAGATTATTGTAAACAGATGGATTTTACTCCACAATGGTTAACTGATCATGATATTGCTCTTATGTATATACCATATACTGATGGGATTTCTTCTAGTTTAATCAAAGAAAAAATTTGTAATAATTGTAAGAAGCTAAAATGAAAAAAGCCAATATCTCAATTATTATCACTTGTTTTAACAAAGAAGAGTATTTAGAAGAAGCTATAAACTCAATTCTTGAACAAACAGTTGCTCCTAGAGAGATTATTTTAGTTCATGACGCTTGTGAAAATCCAATTCACCATATCAAGGTTACTTCTATTATGTTAAAAGAAAATCTGGGAGTAGCAAAAGCTAGAATGGAGGGAGTTCGTTTCTCTAAAGGTGAATATCTCTTATTTTTAGATGGTGATGATAAATTAGCTCCAGACTATCTTGAGCAGATGTTTATTAAACGCCACAAAGGAGATATTATTTATCCTAATATTTTATGGTGGTATAACGGACAACAACAAAATAGACTTAAGTTAGTTGGCAGGATTACACCAAAGCAACAATTCAAAACTAATAAAGTATTGGTTACTAGTTTAATCAAAAAAGACTTGTTTTTAAAACTTGGTGGATTTAGCAACCTTCCAGTTTATGAAGATTGGGATTTTTGGTTAAGAGCAATGGCTCTAGGATATAAGTTTTATCCAGCCAATACCATCCTTTATTATCGGCAAAATCAATTGACAAGAAATAGACAGACAGAAGAATTAAAACAAAAAACTTATTATCAAATTAGAAAACAGTTTGAATTAAAGAAGGGAAAATTATGCCTGGTTACAAATACTCAGGAGTGAATATTTTACCAGAAACTGTTAATTTCTCTGAATTAGAAGAAAAAGCCAAGAAAGAAGGTTTTGATTTCAATAGTTTTGATATTTCTGATATGGGTAAACAAATGGAGAGTGTTGAAGATGGTCTACAATATGAAAAGTTAGTGTTACAAATTCTTAATAATTTAAACCTAAGAGAAAAAATGGTATTTATGTTTCAATTACTTAGAGATTTTGGTTTTGCTCTAGATCATAAAAGTTGTGCTAAAACATTAGAAATCAATCGTCAAGGTTATATGAAATTATTGTCAGTAGTTAGAAAAAAGGCTTCTTTGGTTGTTTATCAATCAAGAAGTGATACAAATAAGGTAGTTTGAAAGTAAAATAATAGTATATGGCAAAAGAAACTAAATACTCGGATATTATTTCCAAAAGATACGACAAATGTAAAGAATTAGCTCAAGATATTTTTGATAAAGTAGAGATTAACCGAGCTTTGTATCGTAGTGAATTAAATATAGATGATACTTATGAATGGGATTTTACTTTAACTGATCCTTATGTTTTTCCATTAGTGAGAAACTATTCATCAAGAACAAATCCATCGTTAACAAAAATTAGACTTGAGGCTAGAAAACCAGAAGATTACGAAAATAGACAAATTAATCAAGATTTTGTTAACTGGGAATTAAACGAAATTCTTTTAACCTCTCTTTTTCATCGGGTTTATTATTCTTCATTCATTACTGGTAAAGGTTTTTTAAAGACTGGTTGGAAATATGAACCAGCAGTTGAAGTTCATACCGATACTGGTGTAAAAAAAGTAATTAGAGAGATTACTAATCGGGCAGATGCAAAATTTGTCAGATTTAATGATCTGTTAATTCCAAATAGAAATATTCCTAATATTGAAGAACAACCATATACTCTGGAATTAATTCAAAAGAATGTTGGTGAAATTTTAAGCGAGAATGAAAAAGAAGAATATTGGAAGAAGGATTGGATTGAAAAATTAAGAAAAAATGGGGTTACTAAAAAATTACTTGATTACGAAATAGATTTTGCTAGTGATGATGATGTTGATGATTTCTCTTTTAAATCTGCTTATGTGTCATTAATTTGTATGTACACTAAAGAAGGAGATGTTTTATACATTCCTTTTGACGCAAAAGATCAAGTAGTGAACAAGATTCAAGAGAATCAATATTGGCACGGTCATTATCCATATATTGATTTTACTCTCTTTCCAGAAGATGATGAATTTTATTCAATGGGAGTAGTTGATGTAGTTGGAGATTTGCAAGTTGCTGCTACTGAACTTCTAAACCAGATGTTAACTAATGTTCGTCAAGTTAACTATGATATGTGGATTGCTGGTTCTGCTGCTGCTCAAACTCCTGATTGGCAATTTTCAAAGCGACCCAATGGCATTATTAGAGTAGCTGGAGATGCTAATCAAATCCAACAAGTAAGAACAGCAGATAACGCTAGTCCAACCTTAAGAATTAGCCAAGATATTCAAAATAAAATTGAACGAGCTGGAGGAATTTCTTCGCTTTATGCTTCTGGTGCTCCTTCACAAAGTATTAATCAAACCGCTAGAGGTGCTCAAATTATTGATCAAAATATTGATACTAATATGAGAATGATTATTGATCTTTTTGGAGAACGAGTGATTAAGCGACTGGGAGAACACTTTTTGGAACTTAATGCTCAATATGTAACCGAAGAACAAACATTCTTTATTACTGGTAAGAAAAATGTTAGAGATATTATAGCAATTGATCCAGAACATGTATCTGCTAATTTTGATGTATTTGTTAATGCTGAAAGAATGGTTAAACAGACTCCAGCTTCAAGACAAGCATCACTACAAAATTTAATTATGACTTTAAATGGAATTTCTAATCAATCTGGAGTTATGACTGATTTAACACCAGTTGTTGAAGCCTTAATTGATTCTTATCCAGAAATGGAAAATATTGATGAAGTAGTGGTCTCGGTAGATGAAAAAGCTAAAAGAGATATTGCTACTCTTGAAAGAGGTCAAGAAGTTGAGGTTAAAGTAAGAGATCCCCATCTTGAATTATTACAGGTAGTGCAAATCCATCTAGAAGATAATGCTGATTCTTATCCAGAAGAAGTGATGGCAGTCTTTGGTAAATATATTACTGATCATATTAGGTTTATTCAAGCTGCTCAAGAAATTAAAGCTATGAGTCAACCACAATTACCAGTGGGGCAGAATCCAGAGGCTTTAGTAAGACAAATGACTGGATCTATGAATGAAGATGCACTTAACCCAGAACAAGCTGGACTGCCAGAGAACCAAAAGACATATAATCTTGGACAAATAGTTCCACCAAAGTCTGAGTTATAAGTCATAAACTATGAATCCAAAATTAATTACATCTTTAGTAGAAAACATCATTTCATCTATTGAAAATATTGCTGTTGCGACAGTAAATGCTATTCGGGTTAATTTATTTAAGGTAAGGGTTGATAATTTCCCCAAGACTCAATCGGTAAAGGGTACGGTAACTGTTGCCAACCAAAAGAACCTAGAAAAAGAAGTAAGAAATATCAACAAATCTATTAAGAAAATTAATAATTTTAAAGAAGAATATCTAATTCAAGATCGGGATGAAAAAAGTAAAAATACAAGTTATATTGGTTTAGCCACTCACAGTGGTCAATGGATGATTAAAAAAATTGAAAAACAGACAACTTTTAGATATATTATTGGTGAAACTGATTATTTAACTAACTGGAATAATAGAAAAAAATTAATATATAAAAGGATCTTTGAAATATGATCAGAAACTTTAGAAAAAAACCAACTATTAAAGCAGAAGAATGGAATAAAATTGAAGAAAAAGCCAAGAGTGCTAGTTATTTTTTAAATAATAAACGCTTCAAGTTTATTCAAGACTATATTAATGCTTCACTTAATGAAATAGAACAATTGATTTTAAATAATAGTGTTAAAGAGGTTCACGAAGAAAGTATTATTTCTGATAAATTCAAGAAAATATTTGTGACTCCCAAAAAGGTGCAGGTTGATGAATTAATTGGTGCTTATAAATGGATTAAACAATTTATGGCTGATTTAGAATTTCTCATTATTCAAAGAGATAATTTTGCTAAAAAAGCCGAGAATAAGGAAATTGAAATTGAACGATCAAAAGAAATTTGATAAACCACTAGATAAGTGGGTTGAAGAAACCAAAGATCTTGAGATAGTTACCCCTAAATATAGTAAAAAAGGTGTTGAATTTGTAAAGAAGACTATTGAGGCTAAAGAAAATGTAGTTTACACAGAACCAACAAATTACAGAACTTTTTGTGCTAGAGGAGAACACCATTGGGAATGTGAAGATCCACATAATTATATTTTCCGTTGTAGCAAGTGTTCTTTAAAGAGAAAAGTTTTTCCAATTACCTATGACTTTAAAGATGGTCAACTAATTAATCGTAGAACTGGTGAATTAATCTAATTTTCAAAAAAGAAGACAAATGAATAGATAGTTTGTTATTATTGTATTAAGTAACAAATCTGACATCCTTTGTTGTTACTTTGATGCTTCGGGTTGCGAGACCCGTCACCAAATATCGTTAGAAGCTAAGAAGGATGCAAGAAAGGAACAGAATGCCAGAAGGTTCTGTTTTAGTAGACGGAGTAGATACTGAATCTACGGAAACTCAAGATTCTAATGAAGAATCTAGTGAAGAGACCAAAGAAGTTGAGGAAACACAAACCGATACTTCACAAGAATCAACACAAGAAACAGAAGAGTCAAAAGATTCCAAAGAGGAAGTAAAATACACCGAAAAAGGTACTAAGCTAGATCCTAATCCTGCGTCAGCTGCTTATCAGCAACTGGCAAATGAAAGAAGGATAAGGCAACAATACGAACAGGTTTTGCAAAATCCTGCGTTACTCCAGAGATATTTAGAAGAGTCTGGAATGACAAAGGCAGAGCAGAAGGAAGTTAAAAAAGCATTTGATGCTAACAACTTTAAAACTGTAGATGATGTTGCTAAAGCCTTTAACGATATTCAAACTGAATATCAATCAAAGGTGCAGGAACTAGAGAACACAGTTAGATCATTAAAAAGTGAGCTATCAGGTCTAGGAACAAGCAGAAGACTAGAACAAGTTGCAAATAAAATGCAATCTGATGTTGTTTCGGTTCGGGCTAAATATCCTGAACTTGACCCAAATTCTCCAGATTACGATGCTGATTTGGAGAAGGCAGTAGCTGACTTTTATAGAATGTCTGACTATGACCAACAGACTGGTAGTTTTATGGGCAAACAATCAATTGCCGAAATTACTGAAATAGTAATGAAAGCAGTTAACAAAGCCAGGAAATCTGGCTCTAGACAAGCTCAAACAACTATCAAACAAAAATCTTTAGGCAAAGTTGTTACCTCTAGTAAAAGTACGTCTGGTTCATCCAAAGAAACAGATGATCCAGGTGCAACAATTGCTCAGAGAATTAATAAATTATTAAGTCAGTAAAGGAAATATTATGTCCGCTCAATACGGTCAGAGGTCAACCCTTGCTGCTTCGGATAGAGATCTTCATATTGATATAGAAGATCAAATTGTTAAATATCCCGATGCTCGCATTGAGTTACTCAAAAGATTAAACGGCTCTAACTTCAAAAATAATGTGAAATCTCACAAATATGAATGGAGTATCCGTGATAATCGACCTTTGAAGGCTAAAGTGGTCAATTTAACTGTCGCTGCTGATGCAACCGAAGTTATTGTTGATACTGCTGGTGCTTTCAATAAGGATGATGTTATTAAGAAACCAAATGGCGAACTAGTCATTGTTGAAAAAGTAATTGGTGGAACCAATGTTACTTTTAGACATTTGTCTGGTACTCCAGAGTCTTTAGAGGCTGATGATGCGTTAGTCGCTGTCGGTGTTGCTGCTGCTCAAGGTGCAGATGCCGATGATATGGTGACTACTGGCTTTGAAGATCTGTACAACTACACTCAAATTTTTGAGGATGTTGTTGATCTTTCTGGCACAGAGAACGCAGCCTTAATTAGAGGTGAAGAGAACTCTGGTCAACTTATTGCTCGCAAGCAACAAGAATTGGCTGAGAAACTCCAAAATACTTTGATTATCGGTGCTCGCACTAAAGACGATGCTCGTAAGCATTACACCATGGGTGGATTAAAATTCATGGTTGATACTTACGCTCCACAAAATGCTATCAATTTTGGGGGAAACATCTGGACTAATGATAGTGATGTAATCGCCAAGATAGACGATGGGTTTGATATTCTTGCAAACAAAGCCTTCGACAAACCAGTAATGTATGTCGGTGCTAAGTTTATGAGAAAATTCAAATTTATCCAAGACGACACTACTCAAACAACTTTGCGTGAGAAAGCACGAGGAGTTGGTGTAGTCAGAACCTATCTATCTCACCTTTTTGGTGATGTTGATGTGGTCTTACTACAGGAGAGAGCTGGTCTAATGGATGATCTAGTTTTCTTGGTAGATGAATCTACTATTGGTTACAAAGCTATGCAAAAGAGAGCATGGAAAACCTATCCTCTTGCTAAAATCGGTGATAGTTACCGCTGGCAAGTATTAGGTGAATACACTTTCAAGGCTGATATGCCTGAGAATATTGTGTATTTCTATAATCTCGGAGTCGCTTAAATAAATAATTAAAAGTTATCTATTTAGTAAATTACCCCTAGAAATAGGGGTTTTTTACTTCTTGTCTTTTACACAATGCTATGTTATAGATATAAACATGAAGCAAATTCAATTATCTGGAAAAAACAACAACCTATATGCTTTAGTAGATGATTCTAATTATGATTCACTTATTAGATATAAATGGTACTTACATAGAAAAGGATATGTAAGAAGAAACAGAAGGTCAATAAATGGTATTAAAGATACTTTACCAATTTCTATGCATGGATTAGTTTTAGGGTCTAAAGAAGGTTTTGTTATTGATCATATTAATAATAATAAATTAGATAATAGAAAAGAAAATCTCAGATTTATTACGAATAGACAAAATATAAGGCGTAGAGGAAAACAAAAAAACTCTAAAACTGGATATAAGGGTGTCTATGTTTGTAAAACAAAAGGATTAAAGTCGTTAAGGTATAATGTTTATATTAGGGTTAATAAAAAACTACTATTTGTAGGATATTTTAAAAACAAAATTAAAGCTGCAAAAGCATATAATGTTGCATCTAAAAAATATCATGGAGAATTTGGGTATCAAAATATTGTTTAGTCTTGATAATTAACTAATTAGCCCTCTTTTTAGAGGGCTTTTTAGTATCCTATAGTTTTGTATCCCCCCAGACATACTTTAATAGAATTTGTTATTCTTAATAATGAAAGGAGATCTATATGAGTTCAACAACTGATTCACGAACAGTATTCGTTTTGGGTAAAGAAGTTGACGGCAACAGAGAAGTTCATGTCTTAGAATCTGGTTCTAGTTACGATTGGGATCCAGATACTATTTCAACTTACACTGCTGGTGAAGCTTCATTCCCATATTTTGAGGAATAAAAGAAATACTGAAAATCAAATTAGGGCTACTTTTGGTAGCCCTTTTTGTAACTTCTTTATAAGACAAATCGGGTCAAAAAAGTTTACAATTAAAGTATATGATAAATACACCCCAAGTTATTAGTACCCTCGCTGATGTAATGAATTTTATGGCGGTTTATGCTGGTGGTTCAGTACCAGCTGAAAGTGATGACGAGTATCAATCTTGGAGACGCTGGATTAGGGTAAAACAGGAAGAATATGCAAAGAGGGGATTCTGGAGGAGACTTCTTCAAAGAGCCGAAATTACCCTAACTGGTGATACCACACTACTCCCAGAAAACTTTCATAAATCAAATGGTCTTTATGTACTTGATGTAGCTGGTGTAGATTGGATGGAACCAGACAATAAAGATGGTATTTATGTTTTTGTGGAAATGATTAATGACAGTAGTAATGATAATTTAGGTCGTTGGCAAATGAGATTTAGTGCTCCAGTAGATGAAACCGAAGCTATTATTTGGTATTTTGCTAATCCTCCAGTTCCAGAAGCAAGTACTGATAAGATTCTCCTCCCAGGAGATATGGTTGCCTATGGAGCTTTAGCTGAATATTTTGGTGCAACTAATCGGGCAGGAAGTCAAGACAAAGCTGATCAAGATGCAGAAAATCGGTTTATTAGTTATTTAAGTTTAGAAATGATTCCACCTAAAAATGAATTATTAGTATTTTCTAATAGTGGTGGCACTAAAAAGAATTACAACGCTAAAGCTAGAAGTTATTATTATAGATCTGATAGACACACTCAAGTCTAAAAACAAGTCTAATTATGTACCAAACTAGAAAAAGAAGAAAAGACCCCAAAGTAAGAAGAGGTGGTAGTCAAGGTTTTCCAGGTGGATTAAATACACTTGCTCACGCTTCAACACTACAAGAATCAGAACTGTCAGAATTAATTAATGGTGTGTATTCTCAATATGGCACTATTTCTAAACGATTAGGTAGTAAAATTCTTGGTACTCCAGATACAACTAATGGTGAAATTACCCAGTTAAAAAGTGTTTATAAAATTAATGGTAAAGATTATTTACTGCGGATAGCAGATGATGGAATACCTAAATATTTTGACTTTAATACAGAAACTTGGGTAAACTTTTCTGGTACTGCTCCTAGCGGATATTCTGGTTCTACTCCAACTTTTGTTTCTGGTACTCCTCATTTTTCAACCAATTCAATTACTTGGATAGTGCAAATTAAAGGCATTGTTTATTTTGCTAATGAAGATGATAATTTAGTTTATTATGATAATGGTCAATGGTATATTTATAGTTTAATTAATAATCCAACAACAGTTCCAACAGTTACAAAAACTGGTACTAAAACTGGTCCTCATAAATGGTATTACCGTTATGCTTTTTATAATGAAGTAGGTGGAACTCTAGCTTCTCCTGCAGTCACAAGTCAGGGGAGTGGTACTGGTTGGCTTGATAATATGCCAGAATTTCCTGATGAAAATACTTATGCCACAGTTACTATTCCCACTAGACCATCAGGAACAAAAAATACTGCTATTTTTAGAGGTTTATCTCCTGGAGATGAACAATATTTAACTTCTGTACCAGCTTCAAATGATACTTTTGTAGATAATGGAGAATATTCTCCCAATCCAATGTATTTAGTACCAGCTGCTAATACTACAACTGGACCACATTTTAAATTACTTGATTCGTATAGAGGTTCATTGGTTGGAGTTAGTACTGAAGAGGGTGATGATTCAATAATCTGGAGTGGAGCTTTAGATAAGTTTAAATCATTTGGCTTGCCTGATGGTGCTGGCATAGCTGATTACCGAGCAGGTGAAGGAACAACTATTAATGCCATTATTACGTTTGTTTCTGGTAATGAAGATGCCTTATTTATCTTTAAAGATAATGTAATAGGAAAATTTAATTTTGTTGATTATGGTGATGTTGAGGGAGCTACTATTAAAGATGTTAATATTTCTGTTGGTTCTATTTCTCCTTTTTCTCCTCATGTGGCTGGTAATAATTTAAGGTTTTGGTCAAGAGATGGAGCTGCTACTCTTGGTCACGAAGCTAATTTTGGTACGGTACTTCGTTATAGTGTTTTATCTGTCAAGGCAGAGGGAATAGTTAGACAAATTACTAACGCTAATATTAATAAGGTTTGTGGAGTTTTTTATCGGAATGTTTCAATGTTTGGCATATCTACTGATGTCTCAGACGCAGGAAATAACGCAGTTTTAGCTTATGATGAACGATATGACGCTTGGAGTTTATGGACTGGTCTTTATCCCAAAATCTTTACTAAATTTATTAATCCTACAACTAAAGAAGAAATACTTGTTTATGGTTCAAATAAAACCGCTGATGTATTAAAGATGTTTGAGGGAAGAACTGATTATAACTCTTCAACTGGAGCTGGCACACCGATAACTCTGTCAATTACTACTAAACAATATGATGAGGGTGTGCCAGACCAGTTTAAAATGGCTGATAAAATTACTCTAGTATTTGGTGCCTTATTTGGTAATTCAACCACAGTTGGTATAACTAGAGCAGATCATAGAGGCGTTCATAATGATCCAAGACTAGCTATTACCAGAGATGCAGAATTATCTGGTTTTGGTAATGATGAATGGGGTAATCAAGAATTTGGGATGATGACAGAAGATGATTTGAGTAGTGATATCAATGTTAAATATATTGACTTAAAACAAAAAGACTTATTTTGGTTAAAAGTTAACTTGCAAAATGATGGCATAGAGGATGAAATTCAACTCATTGGCATTTATACTTATTTTGCTCCAAGTGATAGACCTCTTCCATTTACTGCAAAATTAAGGCAACTAGCAAAATGATTTTTCGTGCTAACGATAAATACCGAGCTAATTTAAGATCAACTTGGATTGCAACTCCACCTGATACAACACTTCAAGTTAATGCTTTACCACTAAATCTACCCACACTAGTGACTGTTGGTTGGGGTGCTACTTATGAAACTGTTTTTATTGTTGAGGGCAAGTCTGGAACTGATCCTTCTAATTATGCCCTAACTGGAGTTACTAGGTTAAAAGGTGCTAATGAAAATCTCCCAGTTGATGCTTCGGTTAATTGTCTTAATAATGAAGAATTTTTTAATCAATTTGTAAGTTATATGGGGGTTGATTGGAAGGGTGAATGGAATTCTACTACCACTTATAAAGCAGGAGAAGGTATTTCTTATCACGGTTCTTCTTATGTTGCTTTAGTTGATACTACCAATGATGAACCACCACTAGATGGAACTTGGTCTTTAGTCAATAAAAGAGGTGCTACTTGGACTTATGGTAGTGGAGTTCCTGACAATGATGATGGCGATGATGAAGACTTTTATTTAGATGTCACAGCCAATGATATTTATGTTAAAGAAGGTGGTGTTTGGGGAATAGTGACTAACATTAAAGGTGATCAAGGAATTCAAGGTATTCAGGGAGTACCTGGAACTGGTGGAGTTATTCCATCTGGAGTAGAAAATAATATCGTTATTATTGATGCTAATGAAGAAATAGTAGATAGTGGTAAATCTATTAATGATATGGCTACTAAAACTGGAACAGAAACTTTAACTCATAAAACAATAAATGCAAATGATAATACTTTAACTAATATTATTCCTGCTGGAACAATTAATATGTTTGGCGGTTCATCTGCACCGACTGGGTGGCTCATTTGCAATGGTAATGCAGTTTCTCGGACAACTTACAGTAGCCTATTTTCAATTATTGGAACAACTTATGGGACTGGTGATGGTTCAACCACTTTTAATCTACCTAATCTCAAAGGCAAAGTAGTAGTAGGACTAGATAGTGGCGATACCAGTTTTGATGCTTTAGGTGAAACGGGTGGAGAGAAAACTCACACTTTAAGTGTTAGTGAAATGCCATCGCATACACATGCTCAAAATGCTCACGGACATAATGTTTATGTGCCTTATAGATTAGCGACTTCTCCAAGCATCGGATATAATGGAGATGGTCTTGTAGGTAGTGGTGGAGCAACTGCTTTATCTAATTACATAGCAGTACCAATGACAACTGCAAATAATACAATAGCAACAAATCAAAATACTGGTGGTGGCAATGCTCACAATAACCTTCAACCCTACATTACACTTAATTACATTATTAAAACTTAAAAAGGAAAAAGTGCCAATATATAAAACTAAAGCTGGGTATAAAATAAAAAATACTAAGGGAGTGAGTAAGACACGCAAGCAAGCATTAAAACGCTTGCGAGCAATCAAGGTTAGACAAAAGAAAGTGTAATCATTGCACAAATACAAATAAGATGCTGTTAAATTATAATTAAGATATAACTAAATAAAGGATAAAATGATTTTTAAGGCAAACGATAAATATAGGGCTCAACTTAGATCTACTTGGGTTGCTGATCCACCAGGTACTTCACTTCTAGTTACTGCTCTTCCAGAAAATGTACCAACTGTTGTTACAGTAGGTTGGAATACTGATTATGAAACTATTTTCTCGGTAGAAGGTAAGTCTGGAGATAGTCCATCTAATTATGCTTTAACTGGTGTGACAAGACTTAGAGGAGCACAAGTAAACTTGCCAGAAAATACTGCAGTTAACTGTCTTCAACACGAAGATTTCTTAAATCAATACTTCTTAACTTCTGAGTGGAATGAAATTCCTTTTTCAACTACTCCTGTTTTTGATGGAGATAATGGACCAAAACAATACATTACTTTGACTGGTAATGCTACTTTTTCTATTGCTAATGTTTCTGAATCAAGAGTTTTCTTGCTGAGAGTTATTCAAGATGCAACTGGAGGTCACAGTATTACTTGGTGGAATGGTATTACTTGGATGAGTCCAGAAGTTTCACTAAATACCTCACCAAATAAAGTATCAGTTTATGGATTTATCTCAACTGGTACTGGTACTTATGATGGTTGGTTAATGGGCAAAGAATATTAAACTATGAAACAAAAAAGGAACAATATGATTAAAACAGTCTTTAAAATTATTGGTTATGAAATAAAAACACCAGAAGGTAATTTTATGGAGTCTTGTGCCTTTTGGGTTTATGCCAAAGATGAAAAAGAAGCTCTTAAAAGAGCTAAAGCTAAAGGAGTAAAAAAGAAATATTGGCAAACTGTAGAAGTTATTGAAGAAGACAAAAAGGAGGTGTAACATAATAGCCCCCTCAGTAATTTTACCATTTGACGGTCTAAACTCTGCCATCCCAGCAGGTTTTACTAGAGAAACTTTACTAGATGGAAAGTATCCTAAAGGTACTGCTGGTGGAGTTAATCCTAATACTACTGGCGGTAGTACTACTCACAGTCATACTTCTAGTAATAATCATACTCACACTCTAAATGATCATACTCACAGTTATACAACATCTACTTTTAATAGTAATGGTGATAGAACTAATGATAGTCCAGAAAATAACTGGCACTCTCACTACCATACTGGTACTTCTGGTGGACTAGCTACAACTTATACTTCTAGTGCTTCAAATCCAAGTTGGAGTTCTGCTAGTAATGAACCACCTTATTACACTGTAATTTTTATTAAATCATCTGGATATAATTTAATACCTAATAATGCTATGGTTTTTTCTGCTTCTACTTCAAGAAGTGGATTGTCATTTCATACTGCTAGTGCTAATAGATTTCTCAAAGGAGCTAGTGCAGGAGCTAATGCAGGTGGTACTGGTGGAAGTACAACTCATGCTCATACTTTTACTCACAATCACGGTAACATTAGCCATAATCACTCTACTGCTAATTGTAATATCGGTATAGGAAATCAATGTTCGAGTTCAGATCCAACACCAGATCACGCTTCTTATTATCACGTTCATAGTGTTTCTTTTACTAGTGCTAATTCATCAACTGGTAATAATTCAACTAGTTATGATTTTACAAATATAGAACCAGCTTATAGGACGCTTAACGCTTTTAAAAATACTTCTGGGGCAAGCAAAATGCCAGCAGTAGGCGATATTGCTCTTTGGCTTGGTTCATTAAGTTCAATTCCTGTTGGTTGGAAACTTTGCGATGGTTCTGATGGCACTCCAGATATGAGGGGTAGATATTATAAAAATAATTCTTCTGCTTCTTCAAGCTCAACTGGTGGTAGCAATACTCATACTCATAGCCAAACTCATACTCATTCAACAAGTAATCATACACATTCTTTTGCTGTTGCAGTTAATAGTGATGGTGGATATCATGGAAGAGGTCCAAATCAAAATGATTATTGGACAAAAAATCATAGCCACAATTCTGGAACAACTGATAGTCAAGGAGCAGGAACTACTGGTTCTGGCACAATTATTGCCAACTCTTCTTCAAACGAACCAGAATATAGAACGGTAGCTTTTATTCAATTTGAGTTTCCACCAGTTATCCCTAACCCAATATTAATGATGATGGTGGATTCGCCAGAAAACGTATAAACAAGACAAATCAAATATTAGTAAATTATAATTAAAGTATACAAATAAAAAAAGGAAAATTATGTCATGGTTAGACGATTTGGTAAATAAAGGAAAACAAACTAAGTTCTACCAAAATATTATTAGTGATTTTGCTCCAGTTGCTGCAGTTAGAACTGGACTTCAAAATTTTGGTTTTAATCAACAACAACAGGGTAATCCTAGTAATAATGTTGTTGGTGCTGTAAAAAGTATTGTTGCACCAAAAGCAGCGGCTTATGAAGGTAGTGATACTGCAAAAAGTCAAATTCCAGTTGATCCACTTCCAGCAAATATGAATAAAGGGTATGATCCTGGACCAGGATATTATTGGGATTCTGCACATGGTTGGGTACCACTTAAAGAATCTAGTAATAGAAGTAGTGGTAGTGATAGTAGTAGTGGAGGTAGTAGTGGTGGCGATGGTGGTAGTGGTGGTGGAACTGGTGAAACAGAAGAAGAAGCAAGACAAAGATTTATTCAAGAACAAATGGATTTAGCCAGAGCTAAATGGGAGGGTGGAGTTAAAACTGCAAAAAGTAAAGCTGAAAATGCCAAAAAATACCGAGATGAAATGAAGGGTATCATTGGTAATAAACGAGGTGAGTTTGAAAAGATGTTCCAAGAGGCTTTAGGTCAAATTGGAGTTGGTGCTTCTCAACGAATTGGTGAAACTGGAAGAATGGCACAAGATATGGAAACTGCTGCTGGCAATAGAGCAAGAGCTCTTGGCTTAACTGGTACAACTGCTATGCAAATGTTAAACAGACCAAATGACGCTCACGCTAGAGATGTCTTTAATATTTCTCAACAAAAAACCGCCAATGAGAATGAAAATCGTAGATTACTTGGAGAAAGACAAGATTGGGCAACTGGAAAAGAATCTGATTTAGACCAATATTATCAAAATATTGCAGATGAAGCAGCCAACCTTGAAAATATGGCTTATCTCAATTATTGGAATGATTTATCTGGTCTTGGTAATCAAATTGACAGTTATCTTCAAAGTATGATTAATACTCAAAATCAAATGGCTTTGATGAATCCTCAATTAACTGGTTATCAAGCTTCTGCCCTAACTCCTAGTTTCCAGAATACAATGGCGTCTTTACAAGGTTTATCTAACGGATTAAACACTAAACAAATGCCACAAGAAACTGATGAAGCAACTAGTTTAGTTGCAGAAAATCCGTATCTTAAATTATTAAGAAATGCAAGAGCGTAGCCTATGAAGCCACATAGGCTAGATAGGCTATAATGAACTTTTTTGATAAAATAAAAGACATTTTCAAACCTAGAGAACAACAAAGTGCTGTTTCTAGGGCTATTTCTTCCGCTGCTAATAATTTTAGATCTGTTGGTAATTATGTTAATCAACAATTTCAACAAGCTCAACAACAGGCTATGCAACAGCAAGCTGAAAAACAAGCTCTTGCTCAACAACGAGCTCAACAAATTCAACAGCAACAAGCTCAAAGACAAGCCCAAAGACAACAGTTTTTTCAACAACAAGCAAATCAGTTAAAACAAAAAGCTCAAGAATTTCAATTTAATCGTCAACAAGAACAACTTGCCAAAGGTATTCTTGCTCAAGAAGGATTAGAAAAAAGAAAAGAACAGGTTGGTAACTTATTAAATAAAGCTAATAATTTCTTTGCTCCAGTTCCAGACAAGGTTAGACCAAGAGATGTAATAAGAGAAGGTGCTCAAATTGTTAGAGATGTTCCAAGGGGTATTTATAATCAATGGCAAGACACAGAAAATATTATTTATCCAAATAGACCACAAGAACAAAGATATACAAAAACTCCAATATTCACACCACAAACTACTGGAGAAAAAGTTGGTTCTTTTTTGTATAAAATTCCTTATGGAGTAACAACTGGTCAAAATACTGGTATTAATCAAACCATTAATCAGGGTCTTCAAACTTTTAGTCAAATTCCACAAGTTAAGATACTAGGTAAAGATATTCCAATTAATGCCAATATAGAAGCTGCAAAAGATTGGATTGGTAATAATCTTCAAAAATTAAAAGAATTAGAAATAGATTCTGAAAAATTAAGACAAGCCTATGATACGCTTGGTATTAAACAAGGCACAGATCCAAGAGATGCCTATAGAGAACTTGCTAAAGTAACACATCCAGATAGGGGTGGTAATGCAGAAGCTTTTAAGGTAATTAATGAAGCTTATAAAAAGATACAAGATGCTGGAAATCTAGAAAAGATTTTGTCAAGAATTGGAGTTGGTCCAAAGGGTAAAGTAGATCAACCAATTGTAAATATTTTAAATACTCAAGCTCCTGTTTCAACTCAAGCCAATGTTCCAGTAAATACTAGTGAAACTGCTATTGTGCCATTTAGTAAAACTAATGCTTTAGATAAAATTTTAAATTCAATTTCTAAAGAAATACCAGTTGTTTCACAAACAGCCGAAAATATTACTAAAAATGTGCCAAAAGTAGTTGATAAAGTAGTTGAGCAAAAAACAGTTAGTCCTTTAGAGCAAATATTACAAAATCGTGCTAAAGAACTTGGTGTAACTCCAAGTTTACAACCAAAACCAATAGAAGACAAATTTGAAATTCCACCAAATTTTAAAGAGCAAAATTTGCAAAAATCAGTTGAAAGTGCAAAAGCAATTATTAATCCCAGAGCAGTTGATAGATTGCTTGTTGAAGGTTTTCATCCAGGAACAATTAAGAATGTTTTACAAAAAGCAGTAAATCCTGAAATGATACTGGCTAATGAAAACTATGCGTATAATTATTTTAAAAAGGTAGCCAGAGATCAAAAAATTAAACCAGACAGCGATGTTTCTAATTATTTAAAACCAGAACTTAAAGAACCAGAACTTCCAGAAGATTATTTGGATGTTCTTGCTGGACAGAAACAATCTCAACCTAAGACTCAAGTAGATTATCCCTTGAAAACAAATGCAACTCCAGAACAACTCAAATCTGGTATGTATTATCCAGACATTAAATCAAAAGAGATGGGCGTTCTACAAGCAGATATTAATGAAAAAATTAATTTAAATAATCCAGAATTTGTAGATAAAGAAATTCAACAAAACCAAAAATTGCAACAAGAAGCATTACAAAATAAATTAGAAACTCCGATAGAAGAAAGAATTATTAAATTAAAAGATGTTGCTATTAATTCTAAAACTGATGATGAAATTCAATATTCTGTAAAAGAAGTTTTAGATCTTCCAATGGCAATTGAAAAAGAAGTATTAAAAACCTATAAAACATTTGAAGATGCAGTTAATGATTTAGAGTCAAAGAAGGCTCCAAAGAATAAGGCAACTGAATTAATTAAGTCTTATTATGATAATGTTAAAGAAATTGCCGAGCAACAAGGTATAGAAATACCAACTAGAAAAAACTTTTGGACTCACCTTAGAGAAGAGACTGCTCGAGAAATAGTTAGAGGAGGTCTAGAGAAAGTCAAATCAGACACATTTGGAAGTATCTTATCAAAACCATATTTTGCTGAAAAACAAACTGGTAAATTAAAAGATTACACTAAAACCCCACTGGCTATGCAAGCTTATGGCATAGAAGCTCTTAAAAATATAAAATTAAGTGAAGAAGAAAAAATAACAATTAAAAATGCTGCAGATATTAAATCTGAATATAAGAAAAAAATAGATGAAGAGTTAAGTGTTTTTAGTAAAATTGGTCAAGATATTTCTTCAACTATTAAAAAAGGATTTACACAAAAACAAGATGTAGTTACAAAAAATCAGATTGAATATCAAATTAGAATGAAGAAATTTTATCCAGACAAAAGGATTAAAAGAATTGTTTATTCAATGCCTGATAAAAGTAAGTTTGGAGATATAGCTGATGTTGCTTTTAGATCTGTTTCTGATAGAGCAGAACTTGCTGGAGATAAATTTTATAATGCTTTCTTTAAACCATTTAGATATGTAGAATTAGATACAAATATTTTTTTAACTAAATTAAAAGAAATGTCGCCTGATGACTTATTAAAATTATATACTTCAACTTTTAAAAATAATCCAAAAGATTTAACCAAATAACTGCTAAATTAACAAGCAATTTCTATAGTGAACAATTAAAGGATGCAATTAATGTTTTTCATGATAATTCTGCTATTGCATATTTTAAACAACCATATTTAAAAGATCTTGCCAATGATATTTTTGATGAATATGTTGGTGATAATTTAAGAGCAGAAGCTTATAGCGAAAAAGTTTTAGCAATTATTAGAAAAAATCAGGGTAGATCTCTGATTTTCTTTAATATTTCTTCGGCTGTACAAAATCTTTTTGAACCAACAAGAGTATTTTCTTTAGTTAAAACTAAAAACGCTACTAAGGCGTTAAGAAGAGTTATTTCTGGAGAAGATTTTGTTAAAAAATGGGGTATAGAACAAACTTTTTCTACTGTTCTTGAAAGAAAAGATGTAGCTAAAGCTTTGGGTAAAATTGACAAAATTGGTTATGCTATGTTTTCTGCATCAGAAAAACTTAAAGACCAGATATTTGTTGCTTCTTTTGAGGAACAAGGTTTGGATAAAGGTTTAACTGGAGAAGAATTGAGGGATTTTATAGTTAAAAAATTTGATAGATATGCTATTAAATATGGTAAAGGACAAACTACTGGAGTCTTTAAAAATCCAGTTATTAAAACAGCTCTTCAATTTGAACAATACGGTCAAAAAGAATTAGTTAATCTTATTGATCAAATCAGAGAAGCAATCAAGGGAGATAAAGGATCACAACACTTTTTACAAAAATACTTTTTATATTCTGCAGCTAGAATGGGTATATTAAAAGCTGCCATAGGTGCTGTAGGATTTGGTGGTAGTACTGGTACACCACTTGATATGATCTCTGATGTAATAAATGGAGATGTTGGTTGGTCTCCAGCAGTTCAAGCAACGGTTTTAGCATTCCAAAAAGCTACTTCTGAATTAAACGATGAAGAAGATGCCTATAAAAAAGCAGAAATAGATAGAAATCTTAGTAAAGCACTAATTAGTACTTCTGGTATACCAGGAGTTAATCAACTTTATTACAAATCATATAAAGGACTTGAGGATATTTTAAGTGGAGAACATCAAACCACCCAAACTGTTGATGAAGCTGGAAATATTAGAGGTGGTAATGTTGCTAATCCAACTAGTCAAGATCTATTTAGTATTGCTAAAATTTTCGCTTTTGGACCAAGTTATGACCCACAAAGACAAGATTATATTAAAAGATATTTAGAATCAGAAAAAACAGGTAATATTGGTGAAGCCAGCCTTAATAAGGTTGAATCAGAGATTTATAGACAACAACCAACTCAAAAAGCAAAAGAGGATTACTATTACAATACAATTGCTGAAAAAAAACAGGCAAATGTTAATAAAGATCAGTTAGAAAATATTAAGAATGGTAAAAGTGATACAAAAGAAGGAAATCTTATCCAAAGATTGTTTGGTAAAGATAAAGAAGAAGAAATTAAAATTACTACTCCTGCTAAAAACAAAGAAGAACAGGATTTTCAAAAAGATGTTTTTTTTACAAAATTAGATCAAGGATTAATACCAACTACAGAAGAAATTAAATATGGTCATTTTGAAAACAAATCAGCAACTGATGACGATATTGAAAATAGAATTACTACATTCAATAAATTAGCACAAATATATAATGATGAGAATTATAGCGATGAACAGAAAAAAGCCGTTTTTGAGGCATCTGGTGCGACCAAAGAGGAACTTGATTACTTCTTAATGGCTGATAAAAATGTTCTACCAAGAATTCAAGAATTGTTACCGATCATTCCTGCTGATCCCAAAGAAAGATTAGAGTTTTTAGCTAATGGAAGAAAAACTGTTGGTGGAAAAGATGTTATTTCAAGTCAAGTAATTACTTATCTAGAAGATCGTGGCTATATTTCAGAAGATGAAGCAAAGTTTCTACGAAACACTAAATATGATGAGCTAAATCAAGAATTTTATTGGACTGGTGATTTTGGTCCAGGTGGAGGAGATTCAAAGAAAATTAGTGCCGCACAAGCTAAACAAATGTATCCTGGTGTAGACGCTTCGGTATTTGAAAAATTAAAAGACAATTCTTTTGCATCTCTTTTGAAATCTTCTACTAGTAAAAGTAAAGTACCAACAATAGAAGAAATCTTGGCAAATAGACCAAAACCACAACAAAAAGAAGGATTATGGTTTGATGTTAGATAACAAACAGATTGCTTTGAAAGTATAATAAAAATATGGCAACAAGAAACATTGATATTGAATTGCTTAAAAAAGATTTGGCTAGTATTTGCAAGGGAATTAATAATATTGAAAAAGAGTTAATTGAGATTAAGGGTGAGAAAGTTTCAAAGGATGAATTTGCTCCAGTAAAAAACCTTGTCTATGGCTTTACTAGTCTAATTTTAGTCGCAGTAGCCACAGCTTTAATTGCATTAGTAGTGAGGAAATAATATGAAATCAACAACATCTAAATTTTTGAAATATCTCTCTTATTTTTCACTTGTTATTACTGCTATTTTGCTATTTACAGTTATTTATTGGTTGGTTAAACCTTATGACACTATTAAATTTACTAAAGAAGAATTTAGAGTGCAAACACCAGTTGTTAAACAGGGAAACTACTTGTCTTATATTATTGATTATTGTAAAGATAATAAGTTTGTTCCAATTGTGACAACTAGTTATGTAGATGGAATTATTTATCAAACTCCAGATACTCCCCAACCTTTTTATACTAATGGTTGCCAATCAAAAAACTTTTTAGTTTATATTCCAAAGGCTTTACCACCAGGTAAATACTACCTAGACCATGTATTTACTTTTAGGGTTAATCCAATTAGAAATATTAGGGTAGAAGCTAGGACTGAAATGTTTGAGGTAATTGAACAATAATATTAAACTAGTTAATATGCCAACACTAACAAAAATTTCTCAACGAGATGAAAGATGGGCTAATATAAAACTTGGAACAAGCAATCTAACTATTGGTCAAGCAGGTTGCACAATTACTTGTATAGCTATGCTTGCTGATTTAACGCCTGATGATGTTAATAATCGGTTAAAAGTTACAAATGGCTATGCTAATACTAATTTAGTTGTCTGGTCAAAAATTAAAGAAGCAATTTCTTGGTTAGAATTTGAGTGGCGAGGTTATTCGTATGAAAATACAAAAGTAGCAAGTGCAATTTCAAAAAATGGTAGTTGTTTAGTTGAGGTAGATGGAACACCAATTGGTGGTTCTAAACATTGGGTGCTTTATGTTGGCAATCAAAAACTAATTGATCCCTGGGATGGTAAAGAAAAATCAACTTCAAGCTATCAAGCAATAGGATATGCAATTATAAATAAAATTGGCAATAAGCCAGAAGGAAATACTATGTCTGAATATGAAGAAGCAATCAGAAAATCTAGTGCCTATGATGAGGTTTGTAAGTTATTAGATCAACCAACTACCACTTCTGCCAAAGACACTCTTGATAAACTCTCTAAAATTATTAGCGACAAGGAACGCTACAAACAAGAGAGAGATAACGCCCTAGATGAGAATAATACTTATGCCAGAGAAATTGAATTACTCACCAAAGAAAAACAAGAACAGGCAGTCCAAATCAAAGATCTTCAAGAAAGCATTACAAGTCTTAATAACGAGTTGGAAGACTGTCAAAACCAAGTACCAGAAGAAGAGGACTTGGAGAAGGATTATGAAGCCACTGGACGAAAAATTATAAGAAAAATAGGTGACGTTACAGTTGAGACGTCATATAAAAAGAAAGGTTAAATATGGATTTAGAACAATATGTTCTTGCAGGTTTTGTCCTCATTGGACTAGTTAATGGAATTCAGTTTTTAATGGATAAAAATTGGAGTTCTTTTATTAAGTTTATGATTGCTGTTTTATGTGGTGGTTTATTTGGTTATCTTGGCTGGTTTGGTTTGCCAAGTTTAGAAATTGGTATTGCGGTTGGTATTAGTTCAAGTGGCGTCTATAAAGTTAGTCAAAAAATGGGTGGCTTATGATTTGGCTATTACTATCTGGCTTTATTTTTGTATTACTTTTGGATAGTTATAGTGACGGTGATTTAGACTGGTTAATTAACTGGGTTAAAAAGTTATTAAAAAAACTGCGTTCGGGCTGGTTAAAAAAGCAAGACAAATAGATTAAAATTGGCGATTTACAAAATGATAAAATCTGGCTATATTGGATATATTATCAATCGTGACCAGTATCCCCAGCTTTATCACGATTGAGCTGGGGATTTTGGTAGAAAACATATATGAGAAAATATACATATATTAGAACTTGTAAGAAATGTGGTGAGGAATTTAAAACCAATAATCCAGTACAACGACTTCATCTAAAGTGCAAAGCTAAGCGACAAAAAAGAGGCAAGGGCTTTAGCCAAAAAAGAATTGAAGTCCTGATTAGAGATAACCAAGTCTGTCAGCATTGTGGCTTTGATTTTAAAGAGGGTGGTAAATCTGTACAAAAACACACTCACCATATAGATAAAAACCCATTAAATAACGATATTAATAATCTAGTAATATTGTGTGCTAAGTGTCATCGGCTTGCACATTATCACGATTTAACTTTTAAGTTTAAGAAGAACTTTAGACCAAGGAAGTATAAAGAAACCTATGTTAAACCAGACAAGTTTCTCTTTAAGAACATAGGTTAAAGTAGCAGTTGTTCATCGGTAGCAAACCTTTAGACCGACTGCTAATAAGAAATTTTTAGCAGTCATAGTCTTTTACTGCTAAGAAAGGCAAGTGAGTAGCGAGCGGTACAACTTTTCAAGCGAGATGAAGATTAAAGCTCACAAAAAAGCGGAATTATTTAACCCAGAAAAAGCTAAGAACATTCACCATATCGTTCCGAAATCACTAGCTCAAAAATATAATCTCCCACCCGATAAAGTTAGAAGTGAAGACAATGCTATCGCTCTGGAAACAGACTTCCACAACTTTATTCACGGTGTTAGATTGCCAAAAGCCCAACTAATTGAAATACTTGGTGATGATCTTAGCCCACTTGAAAAACAAATTGATGACGACGAAATTGAGTGGAAAGGCTTTGATGAAGACGACTTTAAGTTCTTTGCGATTGCACTACTAGGGATGAGTGAGGAAGATTTTAATAAACCTAAAAAAGTTAAAAAAAGAAGAAAGCGACCTGCCCTATGACTAAATATAAACGAGTGTTATTTGTGTCAGACATTCATTGTCCGTATCAGGATAAGTCAGCCCTAAAGGCAATGTATAATTTTATGGATTGGTGGAAACCTCAAGAAGTAATCATCTTGGGGGATTTAGTAGATTTCTATGCTATTTCTAGATTTAGCAGAGACCCAGAACGAGTGCTAAAACTGCAAACTGAACTAGATCAGGCGGTTGGCGTGCTAGAGGAAATTAGAGAGCACGCTAAAGGAGTTAAAATCACTTTTCTTCGTGGTAATCACTGCGATCGGTTAAAGAAATACTTGTGGTCAGAGGCACAAGAATTAAGCGGATTACG